CTCGTAACCAAGGACAGTCTATGGAAGCCATCTTTTATAACATTCTAATCGGGTTGATCGCGAACTCTCACAAGAGTTCGAATGCACTCGACGCTAATGCCGTGATTGATGTTTTCTGTAATACTGTCCACGAACAAATCCCGCGGCACAGCCGAGATATTATCTCAACTGTTCTTACGGACCTAAATCGTGTTCTTGGTTCTGAGGGTAATTCTTCTGTGGCTTCTGCCACGGGAGTCGGTATCTCTACTGATCTCCCTGATCTGCCTGTGAAGGCCGATCGGACAAGTGTATGACAACCGGGACGCGGGTTAGCGGGTTCTATGGACCTGTTACCGTGGGGGCTACCGTTCAGAATCTCTACCGAGATTATCGAACAAAAACCTTCACGGGTTCTAACTACCCTAGCGTTAAACCTACGTATGAGAAAATTGATACATCGTATCAGTCTTCATATTTGGTCGTTCGCAAGGGGAAATCGGTCGTGAAAATTAAGTACCATAATCGGTTCTTGATGAAACGGACGAAACCGCCGAAAAGAGCTTCTGTTGTCGAGCACCCGTATTGGGTCTCGATAACTGCCAAAAGCAACGCTGTATTTGAATACAGCAATGATCTTGGTGTCCACTGGTACCCCTGCTCCGACAATGATGTTGGTGGTGGTGGTATCGTGTACTCTGACCCCTGGGATAGCAACGACGATTTGGCCATGATCGGCAAGCTTCGTGAGAAGGTTGCCGGTTCGGACTTTAACGCCGGTGTTTTCCTCGCTGAGGGTCACGAAGCTCTAAAGATGATTACCAATGCTGCTCTCCGTATTAACGGTGCGTACTCCGCTGCGAGAAAGGGTAACCTTTCCAAGGCGCGTCGTATTCTCGTTAATAACTCACCCAGGAAGAACCTCGGACGAAAGTCCGTGGCGAATAACTGGTTGGAGTTACAGTATGGCTGGCTTCCCTTGCTTAAGGATGTCGAGTCTGGTGCGCAATTTCTTGCGCATCAGCATTCGGTGCCCCTCCAGCATGTGGTTACTGCCCGTTCATCGAAGAAAACCGGACCTGTTGCTACGCCTGCACCTACCAGCTGCAAATGGGGCTCTGCCCTAAATGCAAGTATGGCTCAGGTAAAGGCTATTCTTAAGGAAAAGGATGTGGTTGCCCTCTCAGGATTGACAGACCCTGCGTCTGTTCTCTGGGAGAAGCTTCCGTATTCTTTTGTTGTCGATTGGTTTATCCCAGTCGGCAATTACCTTAACGCACGTGGTCTGTCCCAGTCTCTTACTGGTACTTTTGTTGTGACCAATACAAAGCGTACTATGGCCATGGGTCTTGTTGGTCTGAACTACCTGTTTCGGGGGAATGCCGGCGGTGCTTACGTCAATAACATTGTCGTGAATCGCACTGTCAACACTACCCTCCCTATACCGGTACCCAGCATCAAGCCTCTGGCTAAGACCGCCTCTTGGCGCCACTGCGCAAATGCGCTTGCACTTGTCCTCCAGCTTGGTCGTTAAGACCTTCCTCTTTTAGAGGGTGCCAATTTTGGCTTAAAAACTCAGCATTACCCTGATGCTGTTTTATTGTTAAATGGGATTCCAATGTCTAACATTGCAAACATTGTCGCCTTTGATGGCGCTGCCACTCCTGTGTCTCATACGCTCGTCCCGCTGTCGGTTACCCGTGAAAAGGGTATCGTCCGCGCTGAGTGGCGTGAGACGCTGGCTTCCTTGCCAGCTTACGCTCAGATCACTGCGTCTCAAACCATTGAGAAGCTGAAGTCTGGCGTTTACAAAGTGGAAACACGCGTTGCGGTTCCAGTTATGGAAAGCATCAGCGGTCAGAACGCCGCAGGTTATACTGCTGCGCCGAAAGTTGCGTACATCAATCAACTCGTTTGCACGGGTTGGTTCCATGAACGTTCAACGATCAATGACCGTCGCCTCGCGCGTCAGATGTTGCTCAACGTCCTGGGGAATATTTCCACCAGCGTCGTTCCTGCATCTGCGGGCTTCGCGCCCGAGCTCTACGATCAGTTGGTTGCTCCTACCTAAGTAAGAGCGTCCGGTGGTCGCATTTGCGACTACTGGTTCCAACCGCATGTCCTTAAACCTCAATAAAGGAGTATAATTATGCCGTTTAGGCACTGGACACATGAGCTTACAACCGAGGAATCTAATGCGATCCTTTCTGAAATCGCGCTTGTTCACGCCCGTCGTATCAACGACCAAACAGTTAGGGAACGCCTCACTAGTAGTATTACTGGTGGTGACATTCTTAGTCTGTGTGACGCTAGTCCTCCTTACGCGCAGTCTTCCGTTTACGACTGTCTTAACGTCCGACAAATCTCCGCGCTTTTCTCAAAGCGAGCAGATCTCGAACTAGGCATTGATAAACGTGCAGTTGCGATTAAGAAGTTTCTAGAGTCTGAAGCACTTTGTGCAGAGACGAACGAGATATTCCGATTAAGAAGTGATGGGCGGTTTTCCTTCCGCCCATCCGTTGAGTCTGTTCTTTTTTCAGCTCAGCGTAAAATTGCTTCTATATTGGGGGATCTCCCCTCGCTCTCTGATTTGAAGCTTCGCTTCGGACCCGGCGCAACAACGCATATTAAAAAGAAAAATGCGAACCCACTTACTAAGTTAGGTTCGCCGTTCTCTTGTAGCGAAGATGCTATCCCTCTGATTTCTGACGTGCTGGCCGAATTCCCCCATTGGGTGGATTCGAAGAGCACAAAGGGAGCAGACGTATCGGATAGCTGTCAGGTACCACTTACTATTTGTAACGGCCGCCTGGACTTCGTCCGCAAATCCTACAAGACGGATAGAGCTATTGTCGTGGAGCCTATGTTGAACTCAATGGTTCAGCTGGGTATCGGCGACTATATAGCAGAGCGTCTTCGTAGGTCAGGTATCGACCTCCGTGATCAAACGCGAAATAAGCGTTTGGCTCGTGAGGGTTCGATTTCCGGTGATTATGCGACACTGGACCTGAGTAGCGCTTCCGACACGGTCGCAAGTGGCTTGGTCATGGACCTACTGCCATACGACTGGTTTGACTTCATGTCCCACTTTCGGTCATCTAAGATCGACTGTGAAGGCATTACCGTCAACCAACGGAAGTTTTCCTCTATGGGCAACGGTTTCACGTTTGCGCTTGAGTCTCTGATCTTCTACGCACTAGCTTTCGCTAGTACGCCGGAGGAGCTGAGGTCGAAGGTTAGCGTGTATGGGGACGATATAATCGTCCCAACCGTTGCTTATGGGCTCACGGTTGAGTGCTTGGTAGCGGCAGGATTTATTCCAAATGTGGATAAGTCTTTCGCTACTGGGCCCTTCCGTGAGTCATGTGGAGGTGACTACATGCGCGGGATCGATATCAGACCTTGTTATATCAAGGCTGCCTTGTCTCCTCGTTCTTTGTTCGTCTTACACAACTTTTATGTAAGACAAAACGATAAGGAATTAGCTGACTTGGTCCTAAGTTTCATCCCTACCCACTTCCATAAGTGGGGTCCGGATGGATATGGAGATGGTCACCTTGTGGGTGACTGGATCCAAAAACCTCATAAGAGGCACTTAGGATGGAGCGGGTACACTTTTGAAAGCTATACTATGAAACCACGGAGAGCTTTTCAGACTCTCCCTGGGGACACTGTGTATAGCCTCTATACTATCTACGCCGAAGGATCTTCCGATCTTGGGCTAGATAGTTGGAGCCCTAATTCACCAGAACCTTTCAGAGCACCGACTTTTAAGTCGTCTCAGTCTTGTTATGATGATAGGGGTCGTCGGGGGATAACCCTCCCTGGCGCAGATGTGTACAAATTGATAAAGATATACACACTTAGCCCGTAGTAATACGGGTCCCGAG